TCTGCCAATTTCGACGGAAGCAATAACGTCAATATTCTTACTTCTATTTCTGGCGGAGGAGCTACTTATTCTGCTAATGTAGGTAACGGAGTAAATATGTCCTTTAACATACCTCATAATCTTAATAGTGACTTTGTTCAGATTCAGGTTATAGAGAATGCTAGTAGTTATGTTGTGTATCCAGACATTAAACATTCTACCAAAAATCTAGTTAGTGTTGAATTTTCTTTTGCTCCTTCTACTAATCAATTTAAAGTGTTGGCGTCTACAGTATGATAACCTCTAATGATTTTATTGACGATGTAAAAAATTCTGCTTATGGATTGTCTCCTACTTTTGATACTGGAGATATTAATTTGAGTTCTTGGGCAGGATTCAAAACTTTACTGGATTTAGGAGCAGAAACCGGCAGAATATTTAATACTGAACTAGTTTCTACTTACGCTCTACACCCTGCTGTTAGTGCTATTTCCGGTCCTTTTTACGGTGGAGTTTTAGGATTAGATGGAGCCATATATTTTATCCCTGCTAATGCTCCTTTTGTTCAAAGAATCAAGAATGGGCTAATTACTACTCTTTCTTTAATATATTCTACTCTATCTGGGTATACGGGAGGAGTTTTGTCTTCTAATGGGGATATACATTTTGTACCTTATTCTGCTTCCGTAGGACAAAAAATATCAGCTCAAGGGATTATTTCTACATATAATCTAGTTTATACTGAAGAATTTGCATATAAAGGTGGAGTTTTAGACTCTCATGGCTACACTCACTTTATTCCTAGTATAGCCACTATAGGGCAGAAAATTAGCTCAGGAGGGACTGTTTCTACTTATCCGTTAGCTTACGGTAGCGGAAACAATATGAGCAGTGGGGGAGTATTATCTCCTACTGGGGAAGTACATTTTATACCTGCTAGTTCTTCTGTAGGACAAAAAGTAAAGGTTAATGGGACCGCTGAAACGTATCCCTTAATGTATAGCACTGCTTATGCTTATTCTGGAGGAGTTTTAGCACCTAATGGGGATATACATTTTGTTCCTCATAATGCTTCTGTAGGTCAAAAAATTTCTCTAGAGGGAACAGTATCCACTTATCCCTTAATGTATAGCACTGCTTATGCTTATTCTGGAGGAGTTTTAGCACCTAATGGGGATATACATTTTATACCTTTTTGGGCTGTAGTAGGTCAAAAAGTTAGTAAAGAAGGTATCGTGTCTACTTATTCTTTGCCTTACACTACACAGTCTGCATATAGCGGGGGGGTAGTGACTCCTGAAGGAGAAATTCATTTTATAAACTACTTTGCAAAAACAGGTATTGTGATATCTCCAACAGGAATAAACGAGAATCAAGGAGTACCTCTATCTCCTTTTTATAACAACACATAATATGTCTTATATAGTATCTCCCACCTTCAAAAATGATGTCCTAAATATAACAAGAGGGGCTATTCCTACTGCAGACGACGACAGTATTGATTCATCTTTGAATAGTTGGAATAAATTTTATAAACTTTTGCAAGAACATACTCTACCGGGAAAAATATTTAGCAGGGATGTAGCTATCACATACCCTGTAGTCTCGGGAGGAAATGGTAATTATCGAGGAGGAGTTTTAGATTTTGATGATAACATACACTTTATACCTTCTAACGAGGTACTAGGTCAAAAGATAACTAAAACAGGAATAATAACTACTTACTCTTTAGTTCCGTATAATGAAACTAGATATGCAGGAGGGGTTGTATCCACTTCAGGAGATATACACTTTATACCTGAAGGATCCTATTATTCACATTTACGTGGACTAAAATTATCCCCTTCTGGTATAGCGTCTACCTACTCTATAATAAACAGCACTCAAATGAACTTAGCTTACTTTGGAGGAGTAATGTCTCCAAAAGGTGATATACATTTTATCCCTGTAAACGCTTCGGTAGGGCAAAAAATAAATAAAAATGGAACAGTGTCTACCTATTCATTGCCCTATACTGGATTTCCATATGGTGGAGGCGTATTAGATCCTGCAGGAAATATACATCTAATGCCAAAATATATAGGAACTAGTAATAAAGGAGTAAAGATGAGTCCTTCGGGCTCTTTTAGTACTTACCCCTTGGTTTATGCAGGATTTTTTGGTGGAGTTTTAAATTCTATAGGGGAAATACACTTAGTTCCTAGCCAGTCCGGATACGGGCAAAAAATAAATTTAGATGGAACTACTTCATACTACCCTTTAGTTTATTCTTCTACTAATAATTCTTATTATGGAGGAGTACTAGCTCCTAATGGCGATATACATTTTATACCTTATAATGCTCCTGTAGGTCAGAAAGTTTCTGTAGATGGAATAGTTTCTACTTATTCTCTAGCTTACACAACTACAGCTGCATATATGGGAGGAGTCGTAGATGCGGAAGGTAATATACACTTTATCCCTTATTATGCAGAAGTAGGTCAAAAAATATTGACGAACTCAGTTAAGCCCTTTCCTGAATCTATAAGGCATTCTCCTTTTTACAATAAATTATGAATAAAAAATATATAGGACCTAAATTTGCTAAAGACGTTGTCAATACTACGCAAGGGAAATTATTCCCGGCAGAAAGTGATTCTGTGTCCTTAACTACTTGGAACGAGACCAAAAATAGGCTTGATAAAGGATCACAATCAGGATCAACTTTTTCTTCAGATGTAGTATCCACTTATTCTTTATTATACACTAATGAATTTGGAGCTTATACTGGTGGAGTACTAGATTCAAAAGGTTTTATTCACTTTGTACCTACTAGAGCTACAATAGGACAAAAAATATCTCCTAAAGGTATAGTATCTACATATGCATTAGTTACTACTGCTCCAGGTGAGTATGTGGGAGGAGTTCTAGCTCCGAATGGTGATATACATTTTGTACCTTATGGTGCCCAAATAGGCCAAAAAGTATCCATAAATAACATAGTCTCTACTTATTCTTTACCCTACACAACTAGCGAAGCTTATTGCGGGGGTATGCTATTGCCTAACGGAGAAATTCATTTTATTCCTAATGCTGCTAGAGCGGGAACAAAAATAATGCCTAATGGAACAATAACTACTTATCCATTACCTTATACTAACATGTATGGAGCTTACTATGGCGGAGTTCTGAGTCCTAACGGTAATACTTATTTTGTTAGTCAAAGTTTTGTTGGCTCTAAGTTATCTTCTACAGGAACCGTATCTACGTATTCTACTCCCTCTATTATGTTCCGAGGAGGGGTTTTAGCCTCCAATGGAGATATACATTTTGTTCCATATAATGCAGATGTTAATACTAAAATGACTATGAATGAAACATTCTCTACTTATCCTCTTGCCTACACTACAGAGAATGCTTATGATGGCGGAGTGCTAGCGCCAAACGGAGATATACACTTTGCTCCTTATTTAGCTACAGTAGGTCAAAAAGTTACTAAAAATGGAATAGCGAAAACCTACTCATTAGCTCTTACGCAGAGCTGGGCATATAAAGGAGCAGTATTAGGGATGGATAACTACATTTATTTTGTTCCCTTTACAGCTTCCGTAGGACAAAGGGTTAAAGTGTATTCTGGATCTTCATGGGATTTAGCTTTTAGAATGCATCCACACTTCAATAAATTTTAACAACGAGGGGAATATGTATAATCGAGATAAGATAATACAAACACTAAGAGAAATAAAAGAAGAATCAGAGCAAATTTATCCATATGTAGTGATAGCTCAACCTAAACGTAGTAAAGAAGAAATATCCGCTCAATCATTTCAAGGACATGGAAGTACTTTTATTGATTTGATGGGGTACAGTCATGGATATATAGATATTTGTGGGGAGCTAGTAGATGTAGCTAGGAATTACTTAATAGATAGTGTGTTAGAATCAGGTGCAAAGTATTTATTTTTTATTGGAGACGATACTGTTGTTCCTTGGGATGGTTTTAGGAAGTTGCACGAGACAGCTGAAGCAAATCCTAATTCAGTAGTAACAGGTGTTTATTATATGAAGGGCGGAGATGCAATGATTATGGTTCGCACAAAAAATGACCACATAATACCGGCAGACGTTACACCAGGGCAAGTATTTGAATCATGGCAAACAGGTATGGATTGCATGTTAATTCCTGTGTCTGTACTGCAAAAAATGAAAGACGAAGAGCCTGAATTACCTTTCTGTGTAATAGCTAACGGTATAGAAGATATTCCCTTTGTAGGCGAGGACAATTTCTTTGTGTATAGATTGCGCAAGCATGGTATTAAGCTACTTACTAATACAGATGTTCAATGTCTACACGTCGATACTGCTACTGGTAAGTACACAGCTCATCCTTCTGTAGACTTGGATAATTACTACACTAACATAGAGATAACCGAGCCTATAACACTAAAAGATAAAAAGTACTTGGATAATAGGTGGATTTCTAGGCTACCGAAACAAGAGGAAACACAATGATAGTAAAAGGAATACAAACACCAGGCGGAAATGAAGAACGCAACATACTATATATCTCAGTAAACCACGAAGGAAATGAGTATGATTGGCAAGTATTTATTCCAGTAGGCGAAAGCATTGACGATTTTCTGGAACGTAACGAAGAAAAGATACATGCAGAAATCGAAGCAAAAGAGCAAGAATGGGAAGCTTTAGACCCCAAAACAAGAGATATGACTACTCCTGACGGCGAAGTTATTACTGTTCCTATAACCAAGAGTGAGATTATTAGGCCAGAAGATCCAGATTATTATGCAGAGCGCAGGTCTAGGTATCCATCTCAAAGCGAGCAATTGGATGCATTTTGGAAAGGACCGGAATCTCAAGAATACCACGAGATGATGGACCGCATAAAACAAATTAAAGAGCAATTCCCAAAACCTGAATGGGCAATTACTTATGAAGAGCCTAATCCTGTCCCGTTTAAGGTTTCGGCACTACAGGCTCGTCTTGCTCTTGCTAATATTGGATTGCTAGACTCTGTGCAATCAATTATATCAGGATCACCACAGAATATACAATTAGCGTGGGAGTATGCAATAGAGTTTCAACGCAATTCGCCCACAATCCTAGCTTTGGCGTCAGAATTAGGATTATCGGAAGAGCAGCTTGACGACTTATTCATAGCTGCTGTGCAAATAAGGATTTAATATGTGGAGAATCTATGTAGGAATAGTTGCAATCTTGATTATAGTTTCTGGCTATTTTTACATAGACTCGAAGCTAGAAAGGCTAAAGCAACTGGAAGAGCAAATAGTCACAATACAAGCTACGCAGCAAGCCGAACGAGAGCATATGCAGCGTGAATTAGAGCGTCAGCAGTTCTTGGTTGATATGAGATTGCGCGTATTGGAGTTGGATACGGAAGCAGAGCAGGACACATCAGATACAGGTTCTAGCTTCAGTTCGTCGAGGGTAAGGAGACTGAATGAAATTAGGTAGTATATTAGTAATGTTGCTCCTTGTATCTGGGTGCGCAACGTCTCCCACAGCGCCAAGAGATGTGGGTTATATTGCGTCCGAGGTAGTTGCTTCCTGTCCTCAATTACAAGAGATTCCAGAAGCAAATTTGACGATGGCGCAAGTAGAAATATATTGGCGCAACGATAGAATGCGCTACGTAGAATGCAGGAGCTCCAAGGATGAGTTGTTGCAAACGCTTTCGGATCGGAATATTGTTTGGAATTCTAGTCCCTAGGGTGGGAGACACGTTCCGATAATCTATGCAATCCATTTAACCGTAACTAAAATATATGAGTTTTTTCAAAGTACCAATAGACAGACTAGTAAAACGACTGCCCAAGCGATACGGGTTCACTGAGTTTAATCCGAGCCAGCAAGCTATGATTGACGGCCTAAATGAGAAGCGCTTTTGGGTCCATATTAGTGCGCGCAGAACTGGCAAGTCTAGTGCTGCTGCTGTTCTTGCCTTGGCTAAATTACTGGAGCCGAATAAGCAAGTAGTGGTCGTAGCCCCAAACTTTAACCTCTCTAGTATTATCTGGGACTACGTTGTTCAGTTGATCGAAGACTTTGCACTAGAGACAAAAAAGTTCAACCAAAAGGACCACGTAATTCAGCTTGATAATGGTTCGACGTTTAGATTGTTGTCTGCTGAGAATCGTAAGTCCTTGGTTGGTAGAGGTGCGCATTTGCTTATTGTAGACGAAGCTGCGCTTATTGACAACGAAGAGTACTTTACTAGAGACTTGAGACCGGCTCTTTCTACGTATGAAGGATCTAGAGCTTTGTTTATTAGTACTCCCCGAGGTAAAGAGAATTACTTGTTTGAGTACTACCTACGCGGACAAGATGATGACTTTCCTGAATGGGGCAGCGGTCTATTTCCTTGGCATGCGAATCCCGTGTTAAAAGAAGAAGACATTGAAGAAGCTAGACGTACTCTCCCAGATGCTATTTTCAGACAAGAATACTACTGCGAATGGGCTGTATTCGAGGGTCAGATTTATACTATCAACGAAGAAAAGCACTTTATTGATTTGACCTCAGAAAGTGCAAAATATAGAGTAGTACCTAAAGACGAGAGACTTACTTACATTGGCGGTCTCGATATGGGCTTTAGGGACTTGACTGTATTTGTTGTCGTGGCTACTAATGATACTGACTTTTTCTTGGTAGACGAGTATGTTACTAATGAGGCGCCTACTAGTGAGATTGCCGAACAGGTTAAACAAATGATTGAGAAATGGGGAGTTGAGATAGCATACATTGACAGCGCTAACCAACAAACTAAGGCTGACTTTGCTTACGACTATGACCTCTACTTTGACAATGCGGTTAAATCAGTAGCAGACGGAATTGGTTTCTTGCAGACTTTGATAGTAAATGATAGGTTATATGTGGATAAACATAACGCCCGAGAATCCTTTAAAAGCTTAGTCGGTTACAAGTGGAGTACTAAATCTGAAAAACCAAAGCCCAAGCACGATAAATTTAGTCATGCCTGCGACGCTATTAGATACGCGATTTATTCTTACGACAAGGCTAGTTCTGTATCGCTTTACGTAGCAGAGTGATTAGCTATTTTTGTGGAGAGAATTATTTATGTTGTTTAAACGCTACGCAAAAACATTTTAATTTTTGGTTTTGACAACAAGTTATTTTACACTTATAATGGAAAAAGAATTGAAAAAGTTAACTCGATTGCCTGTGAAATGGATACGCGACGGAATTAAGAGCTCATATAAGAAAAAAGAGCCTTGTTATATTTGCGGAACGACTGACCAGATTGAATTGCACCATTTATACAGCGTTAGTGAATTATGGAACAACTGGCTCCGCAAGAATAAAATAGATATTGCGTCGGATCAAGATGTTTTAGATAATAGAAAGCAGTTTGAGCTAGATAACGACGAGTTCCTAAATAATGATAACCTATATAGTCTTTGCAGTAAACATCATAAGGAGTTGCATAGGTTGTATGGTAAGTCCTACTCAAACTACATGGGACCAAAAGTATTAAATTGGATGAAGCTGCAGAAAGCAAAGCATGGAGACAAATAAATGGCACTTGCACCTATAGAGTGGATCCGTGAAAAGCTAAATCCGGTCCAACCTACAATACATCAGAGAGAGACTTCTGCTAGCTCCGATTATCACACTATAGATTATAAAGCTGCATACGACCAAATTGAAGTAGTGCGTAGAGCTATAGACATGATTATAAACGCTTGTGTCGAGGTGTCCTTTGATATTACGGGTTCTAGCGCCCCCCTCATGAAACTAAGCAAGCTACTAAATGAAAGACCTAATCCGTTTGAAGACAGAGTAAAGTTCTTTCGCCGTGTTTATTTTGATTTGCTTATAGATGGTAATGCGTTTTTGTATTATGACGGCTCTCACTTGCATATCTTGCCTGCTTCGGACGTAACTATCCATTCTGACCCCAAGACCTTTATTGCTGGTTACTCATATTCTAGCGGTTCTTGGTATGCAGATAAGAAGAAAGGTATTGACTTTAGTCCTTCGGAAGTTATACATATTAAGCTGGATAACGATGAAAGTATATTCAGAGGGAAGAGTCCACTAAAGAGCCTTGGTAGCATAATTAATATTTATAACGCGCTACTTAAGTTCCAGAAGCAGTTTTTCAAGAATAATGCAGTTCCTGGTATTGTATTAACCACTGATTCAGTACTAAATACAAAAGTAAAGGAGCGTATTCTGCAAGTATGGCGCTCTAATTATTCTACGTTCTTTGATGGAGCTAAGAGTCCTGCAATTCTAGACGGTGGACTTAAGATAGACACTTTTAGCAATGTTGACTTTCAGAGCTTGGATTTCGAGAGTAGCGTAGAAAGATTGGAACAGGATATGGCGAAAGCCTTAGGTGTTCCGTATGTATTAATGAAGAGCGGGAACAACGCTAACATTGGAAACAACCAAGTCCTATTTTACGAGCAGACAGTATTACCTTTAGTTCAAATGGTTGCGTCTGCTTTAACTCATTTCTTCAACTCTGCAACAATTAAGCCGGACAGAGCAGTTATTACAGCTTTACAGCCAGACCTAAAAGTACAGAGTCAATACTATGTTAGCCTAGTAAACAGCGGTATTATTAAGCCAAACGAAGCTCGAATTAAACTAGGCTTTGAAGCAATGGACGACCCAGAAATGGATAAAATACGAGTACCACAAAATATAACAGGGAGCGCTACAAATCCAATGGATGGCGGCAGACCTCCTGAATCTTAAAGGAGCTATATAATGACAACAACAAAAGTATTTTTTGTTGACACAGACGACTTCCGCATTAAAGAAGCTAGTGGCGAATCTGAAAAATTAGTAATCGCTGGCTATGCTAATACAGTGGACGAAGATCGTGGTGGAGATGTTGTTCTCGCCGAGGCTTGGACTTCTGGAATCGATAATTTCAGAAAGAATCCTATCCTTCTGTTTCAGCACAATCACTCTCAGCCTGTCGGTAAGGTCTCTTCTGTTACTGTAGACAACAAAGGTCTATATGTGGAAGCGGAAATTAGCGAAGCGGCAGAAAAGCAACACGGACTAAAGACACTAATTAAAGACGGTGTTCTAAAGAGTTTCAGCGTTGGTTTTAGAATTAAGGATGCTATTTACGATCGTGTTACTGATTTATTTACCATCAAAGAGCTAGAACTGCTAGAAATTAGTGTTGTTAGCGTTCCAATGAATCAAAACTCTCTATTTCACATCAAGAAGAGCTTTGAAGATACTGAGGAACTAGAACAATTCAAGCAGAAGTTTACAGTAGAGGAAGAAAAAGCCACTAACGACATTGAGCAGATTCCTGTTACTGTTGAACTAGAAGAAGTGGTTGATAGAAATCCTCCTGAACAAATTCCTTTCATTAACTTGCTAGGAATGGATACTAGAGGGCTTACTGTTGGAACCGCAATTAAAATGAATGGTTCTAGATACGTAGTTAGTGAAGCGGCCACTACTGACAGTCCTTATTTTGTTTTCCAGAAGTGCAACACAGCTGGAGAGCAGGAAGATGAATACACTAAGATGCATGCTGAAGACGTCCTGATAATTAACCCTTGGGACCTCGGAACAAAGTATGACATTAATGTAGTAAAGAACTCTATTGTAGGAATTGACGAGATCGAAAAAACTCTAACTACTTACAAAGAGAATACTAAAATGACAGAACCCGAACTGTGGGCGCTAAAGTCGAATCCAGCAGTTGACGAAAACGAAGAATTGCAAAAAGTTTTAAATAAGACAATAAACCTTTCTTCAATTTCTACAGATGATTGGGACAATTCGCACTTGAATATGGCAAAAACAGTAAATATGATCGTAGAATCTCTGAAGTCTCTCCCCGAGGGTGGTGTAAGAGATCTATATTTAAATGTATATGGCTATAAAACAGACCAGACTCATGAGGAGAAAAATAACATGGCTACAGAAAATGTAGGGGATATTGAAGTTATCCAAACAAACAAGACTGATACTGAAACCAAGGCCGTAGCCTCAGTATCAGAACCAGAAGTGACTAAGCTTGTTCAAAAGACAGGTGAAAAGTTGCTAGAAGCCGACGTCGAGCGTGACAAGGCTATCGAACAAGGACGTGAGCCTGACCGTGCGCTAATGGAAGAACTAGCAGAACTACGCGGACAGATGAAGGCTATGCGTGACCAGATCAATGCTACTCAGAATAGCAAGATGGTCTACAATGAGCAATCCCGCGGCACTCAATTCAGCGACGTGGAAATGACCAACGCAGTTCTTCTTGCTAAGGCACTACGCACTGGCAATTTCGATACTGACTATGGTTCTCGCATGAAGGCTGTTATCACCAATTCCAAACTAACAGAAACCTTCAGCACCAACGTCTACAATGAACTACGTATGAAGCTGGAAGTGACTCCAATGTTCCGCAGCATCAACGTTCCAACCAAGTCTTTCACAGTGCCTGTTGCTGATGAAGATGCGGACGACTTTGTGGCACAATTCAAGAGCGGCACTTTCGCTGGTGGTGTGACAGACAATACTACTGTTCCTACCTCTCGCCAAGCACAAATCGCTGGTGTAGACTTGACTCCACACAAGTTCATGACCTCCACCCACATTGCTAAGGATGAAGACGAAGATACTCTTATTCCTCTACTTGAGTTCCTAAGAGAGTCTTCTGTTCGTCGTCTAGCTCGTGGTATTGAAAAGGCCCTACTACGTGGAACCGGAGCCGCTGGTGTTTTCACTACTGACAACACTCTAGCCGTTGCAACTGGTT